AATGATGGGATGTTTGCCGTTCTTACATTCAAACAAAGAATTAAAATCTCTATCACTACAAATCTGCATCATCTCCTGTTTGAAAAGATAATTTAAACTCTGTATCTTTTTCTTCCAATCATTATATTTCTCCTCTCCTGTCTCAATGATCTCTCCTATCCACATTCTCTGGGGATCATCACACTGAGAGAATATAGCAGTGAAGTAATCTACAATGTCTTCGTCTTTCTTTTGACGAGACATTTTTTCAAAAAAATATTTGTCCTTTCTCTTATTAAATGACGAGGTGGTTGCGTTTGTCTTACCACCATACTTAAAATAATCAAAGTTATCCTTCGTAAAATGATTCTTGAATGCTAGATAAGTTCTGTAGCAGTCAAAACCAGTCATAAGGGCAGTTTTGCTCTTGTTGTACGTTTTAAATAGTTGAGTTCTGTCGCTTCCCATTTCAACTTCTCCTTGAGTGGTTTTGAAATGAGTTTTGGAACGGATTCAACGTCAATGGCATTTTGTTCACAATAATGTACGATAGCATCAATATAACCTAAGTTGTCATCTTTGACAATAGCCTCTATGTCCTGTGCAAACTGTGCTGAACAGAGAAACTTTTCTTTAAGTGCTTTGTTGATGTCACCCATTAACCACCATTCGGTTTTTGATAAATTCTTTAACATATTTCACAAGTAATTTAATGTAGTCACCTTTGTTTCTTTTATCATAAACTTTGACCTCACCGTTTGGTGTGACCATGATTGTGATAAGTTTTTGGATAGGAATTCCAGTCAGTTCATAATACATACAGGCATATGCAACCTCTTGAACAAAGTATTGTTCAATCCATTCTTCTGGTTTAATCTTCTTCGAGGTCTTAAAATCAATAACAGCGAGTCCGCCCTCATATTCGGCGATACAATCGACTCTTCCTGCCAGACCAAGGTATTCAGAATAAAGTGTGCGTTCTATTGCGTGTATCTTTCCTATCTTGTCCAGACTAGACTTAGCACTATGAAACATAAACTGAGTCAGTGGTTGGTAATCTTTCCAATCTAACTCTTTATTCTCAAGATAGGCTTGTGCAGCTTCATGAAAGTCCGTACCACGTCGAGTTGCCTCTTTTGTGACACGATCTGCTTCTTCATTCCCGACTCTCTTTCTCCATTCACGAAACACCTCTCGATTATAGAAACTAGTAACAGAGGTGATAGAAGGAACCCATTCATTGCTGGGTAACTTATATAGGCGAAGTCCGTCAGTCTCTTTTTTCTCTAACTCTAAATCACCTAAGTGATTCTCAACAATAAACATTAAAATCCCATAGCCATTTTACGAACAAGATATTCTCTTACAAGACCAGAACGAACAATATCATTGACATCAAATTCAATCATTGCAAAGTCCTCAGGCATTTGTTCGATTATCTTCATGAAGTCAAGAATGCCATTCTTCTCGTTGGTTTTCTGTAAGTCTGTTTGACTTGCATCACCACAGAACATGATTTTAGCATCCTCTCCTACTCTTGTTATTATACTATCTAATTCATGAAAATTCAAGTTTTGTGACTCGTCAACTAACACAATTGCTTGGTCAATCGTTGTTCCACGAATGAATGATGTTGACCAAAACTTGATAGTATCCTGGTGTTTTAGATTACCATATAGCATCTCAAAGTCTGCATCGGTAGGCATCTGAAACATATACTTCACCATGTTCTTGTATGGTATTTGATACAAGAAAGACTTGTCCTCATGGTCGCCAGGCAAGAATCCAATCTCTCTGGTTGATACAAGAGACCTTACAATATAAAGTTGATTGTAAGGAGTATGTGGGTCAAGAATATCTTTCAATGCAAGATATAATGCAACGAAAGTTTTACCTGTTCCAGCAGCACCATAGGCAAAGATATTTTTTCCCTCTTTGTAATTTTCAAAGAGTATCTTTTGATTATCCGTAATAGGCTCAATCTTGTTTAGTAGATCGGCATTGATAGGTCTTTTTCTCTTCATCTGTTTCGCAGTCATTCCCACTCCGATGGGAGAATCTTTTTTTCTTGCCATTACTTATTAATCTTTTTAACTCTTGAGCCAGGAGATTTAGATGCTTTGTATAGAACATCATTCCAACTAGGATTCTTTGTGATTAGTTTGTCTCTCCATTCACCAACCTCTCCGAGGCCAGCAACTCCAGCATTCCAATCTTTGTCCCAGTCTGGATTATCATCTCTCCAGTTAGAATACTCAACCATAGTCATTGATAATTCTTTTTTCTCGCCAGTTTCTTTGTGAATAACAGGGTATGTTGGCATAAGTTTTAACGTTTTGTAATATTATTTAGATTAACTCTTGGAAAAGGCCTTCTCGGCATATGACCTGAGATAATCTTGGAAACCTTGTTCGATTCCACCTACATTGTCATGTTCATCACACCATATGGTGGCGAACTCATAGACGGCTCTTGTGTGTTCTTCTAAGTGATGTGTGAGACATCGAAAACAAGCTGCTCTTAGTAACAACTTTTCTTCTGAGTAACGGGGATCATCACTGTTACCCGTCATCGTCCTCAAAGACTTCATCATAATCTGTAATGTGGTTGACAATTTCGTCATAGTTTAGGCTTACTTTATATGCCTCCTCATCGGAGTATATTTCACATTCTAACGCATTTACAACATTTTTCAAGTCCTTAATCATGACCTTTAACTTATCTCTGTCCATTAGAGTGGCCTCCCATGTTTATCGACTAGTCCTAATTTTTTAACTTGAGATATATTCGATTTTTCTTTCTTCTTTATCTTCTTGTATTGTTTCATGATTTTGTCAACTTCGTCTTTGAAGACTTTGACTTTGAGTTTCTTTGCTTCTTCTGAAGTGACAAAACCCAATCCTTGATCACTTTCTTTTCTTTGTTTCTCTTCCAAAAATTCGTTGATTCCAAGTTGAATCTCTCCCTCAATAATGTCATTAATTTGGTTGCGAAGTTCGTCACTCATGAGTTTCTCCTGACTCTCTTCTTTGGTTTGTTTGGTGCTGGAATGCCCCATGTCTTTGGACTTACAATTCCAGGCCCATATTCAATACTCACGATAGAACCCGCTCCAAATTTATCGTAGTACATATCAAATATGTTAACTTTAGCGTGACATCTAACAAGGTCATTACGAACTGCATCATCAACCTTATATGTCACGATGTAGGCATCAGAAGGTAGAGACTTATCTTTGAGTTCCTCACTATTGCAGTTCTCTTTGATAAGACTCGTTGAGTATCTACTACTCAAATCTTCTTTTTCTTTTGGTGTCCAATAAGCTTCCGCCATCACCTCATCTCTTGTTTTTGTTTTTGCCATACTAACTTCGATTACCCCATTGTATATCGGGGAATGCCTCTTCAACCACTGCACGAGTCAACTTGTATTTCTTCTTTAGGTTTTTGTCTTTCACCAAACAAACAATTTCTGCTTCATCTGGATGAAGACCCTCTAAGAGTTGCATAAAAAGTTGTTCTCTTTTCATAGGTCGAAGTGTGTCATTTCCACCTTTAACAAAATTATACAACTTTTTCCATTCATATGCAAGGTGTAAATGTTCGGTTCCAGCAGGCGCCTCGTTTTTATTAAACGGAACATCACCATCTGGAAGCATCGACTTCACAGATTCATCAAAGTTCCAAATCAAAACAGACTTAAGATGCAGAGATTCATACTGTTTAAGTGTTTGAATCTTCTTTGCTTTTGTTTTCTGTTTTGATACTAATCCCAATACCTCACTCAAAAGAGGATTTCTTGGTAATCTAGCTTCTCCCAATGTGGGATGTGTTGTAGTCATAATTCGTCGTCAATTTCACTATCAAAGTTTACATTTTCAAATCTAAAAGCAATAATTTCATCTGGGATGACGTTTCCTTTTAGATCATACATCTCAGGATGCATTTCAGAGATGTCTGTTTTTTGTTGATGTTGTTTGTATAACCATCCTATTATACCACCAACAAAGAGAAAAAGCACTGCTACAAGAGTGCCGAAAGTTAAAGCAATCGCTAACACGTTCTTACCTCGAATTGAATTTCCTAAGTTAAACTTGCTGGATGATGCCCTCCTACGTTGTAACATAAGTTCAACGCCTTTATTTATTCGTGGTTTTTCGTCTACCTCTTCTTCTTTCTTTTTCGTATTTTTGAGCATCATCTAAAATCCCATTAAAATAATCTCGAATTTTTCTTGCACTTGGTTTTCCAAGATGACCATAGGCCTCTCTTAGAATTTGATGTTCGCCATCTTTTCCACCCTTGATGTATTCACTGAGTTCATTAATTAAATCAGTCAACTCTTTGGCAGTAGAACTTTCGTTAAACTCTTTTGCTTTGATTCCTGTTGTCTTACATGACTGCATGAAATCATAAAACTTTAGATGAAACTTTTGTTCTTCAAATGCGACATCAATTGCTTTATCCACGATTGTGTAAATGTCTTCCATTAAACTAATTTATTTTCGTCAAGATATTTGAAGGTATCTAAACATCCTCCAAGTAAT